GAAGAACATTCTATATCTGTACCTAATTCGATTGGTAACAAGAGAAGTGATAGAAAGATAAGAAATCTAGAAACATATAAAGACGGATTCTTATCTCCAAATAAAAGTCATGACTCAAGCTCACTAGACTTCGTTGGAAAAGATTCTAATATTATTCAGATAGCACTATCACCCTCTGATAACACAGACCTAGATATAGCATATCAATTTGGTGAAAACAGAGTTGATGACTTTGTTGGTGATCCAAGAGATAGATATAAGACAACATATCCATTACTATCTTCTTTAAGGCACGAATACTTTAAGAAGTTATCTAAACCAGGGAATGCATTTGAATTTGCAAAGATATTAAACTACTTTAATAAAGGCTTCTTTAGACAGCTAGAAAACTTACTACCTGCAAGAGCAGTTAAGAGGGTTGGTCTTATAATTAAGCCACACTCATTAGAAAGAGCAAAGATACAAGGCCAGCCTGAATTATTATATGATGCAACATCACCATCGGTTCAAAGCTTTGACTCAACAGGGATAAGGCAAAGAGATGAATACAGAGAAAATTGGGCCTTTGAAGGTATAGTTTCTGACATGACTGCTAGCTTTGTAACTGCAATAGGCACAGATAAAATGTTTGACCCTGCTCTTTCAAGAGATGGAGACTACTCTACTGCAGATACATATATAGGCTTAACTGATATGACAGGCAGGGGTATGTACTCAAACGGAATATGGGTCTCACAGTCATCATGGCAGCTAGGTACAACATCTAGTCTACTAGACTTTACTTGGATGGATTCAAGGGCAATAACTGCTGGGCATGGAGTTAGAGACTTCGCACCAACAGAAAGCAGCCTAAGACATAAGCTACCAAGATTCCAGAACTTAAGCCGTGGACTTAAAAACTCATACTATCTAGGTAGTAAGCAAGTAGCAAACAGCTTTAATGAAAACTCAAATGATACTGTAGACGGAGGTCCTTTAGTGTCATTCATATTAATTAAGACAAACCAACTTATTGTTAGAGAAAATACAAGAGGTGGAAAGTTAAACGTAAAATAATAATACGTAACAGAAAATATATTAAAAGATATTTATATTAAATACAATTACAACTCGGGAGAAATAAATGGGATATTTAGATAATACAAGCTTAACAGTAGATGCAATTCTTACAAAGAAAGGCAGAGAGCTGTTGGCTAAAGGTGAACTTGAAATTACTAAGTTTGCACTGGCAGATGATGAGATAGATTATAGGCTATGGGATGTGGGGCATGACCAAGGCTCAGACAAATATGGTGAGGCAATTGAAGCACTACCAATGTTAGAGGCATTCCCACTTGAAAATCAAATGATGAAATATAAGCTTATCTCTTTAGGTAAGAATACACTAAGGCTACCAGTCTTAGAAACAGGACTATCTTCAATAACATTACAGAGACCTGGAAGTAGACAAGTAATCACACCAGCAACTGCAAATATATCAAATGGTAACTCTGTATTAGGCTATACTGCAACACTTGGAAATAGTGATTATGCAATTCTAAGAGTTGCACAAGGTGGATCAATAGGATCAGCTACAACATCGGATGTATTAGGTGATGATGCTAAATCTATTTCTGTAACAGGTTTAAGGTTTGAAGTAGTAGCAAAACAGCTTACATCAGATAGTACAACAACATTAACAATAACTGCTAATGAAACGGGTGGTAGTGTAGACATCCCAATAACAATTAAGAAGGATGCATCACTAGATATACTAGCATAACGGGATAATTAAATGGCAAGAAGAATATCAAAATTAAATAGAAGGGCTATCCAAGAACAAAAGGTAGTCAAAAGAAGGCAACAAATTCAAGCAAAGGTCTTCCAAGACTTTGATGCAGAAGATGTTATTGAATCAAACACAAAAGTGGCAGTAACTGACGGAATGTGGACTGCAGGGACAACAGGTTCACTAAAAGCAGCTGCATTCTTTACATCATCTGCAACTCACAATAAGTATTATGTTCAAAGTTTCTCAGACTCAGCACTTGCTCAACCTGAGTTTACTGTAGCTTATGGAAACTACTTTGGTAGTGGTTCAGTTTCTGGCTCTGGTGCATCTGGAGGGATGACAGCTACAAAGGCAATATACACACAGTATGCAAATATATTACTTGATGCAACTGATGATATATTTACTGTTAATGGAACTGATGACCATGAATTCTTTGCAATAACAATTGACAGAAGAAACTATAAAGAACAAATGAATCCTGGTAATTGGTCAATGTTATTATCATCTGGCTCTGGTGGCACATTACACCAAATCAACCTTTGTGATGATAGCAAATCAAACACAGCACTTACAAAAGGTGGAAAGTCTGTATTTAATATAGTTAGTGGTTCTGATACTGCTATATATGATTCAACACACATATATGGACTATTTTACCCTGAAGCTGCTACAATGATACTTTCAAAGAGACTACTTTGTGGTGGTGCTAGTATGGATACACCTTCAAACGTGTATACGAGTGATGCATATCCATCATTTACAAAATACCAACATACAGAATCAGCAAATGCAAATCTATTCCATAATAAAGAAATATGGGCAAATATACTAACGGGCTCACTCTTTGTTGCAAGAAGCCAAGAAGATATTACTTCGGCACACTACTTTTGTAGAATTAAAAATGGTGACTATAACTTTAGTACAAACCCAACGTTTACATTGCCTGACTCAGGTCAAATAAGACATGCAACAATGGTAAGAGACCCACAAGTTTATGTTACTACTGTAGGTATGTTTAATGATGAAAATGAATTGGTAGCTACTGCAAAGCTAAGCAAGCCATTATTAAAGAACTTTACTAGAGAGGCATTAATTAAGATTAAGCTAGAATACTAAAGGAGATAAGCAATGTCAATTACTTATAAGGATTTACTTCCTGATGACATCTCCATACAAGACTTCAAATCTCATAAGGAATGGAATATCCATCACACAGATCTTACCACACTTGGATTCAAATATGGTAAGTATAAGAGGCATAGTGGATATGGAGCATACTATAGTGCAAGCCAATTTTTTGGCGATGATGAAGGTGTAGCCTCAATACAAAGTAGTACTGGTAGCACATCAACTGGACCATTATATGACAGACTAGTATACTCCAGTCTATTACAAACATTTTACAGAACAGGCTCAATAAGCCAGTCTTTTGTTGATGGTGTGTCTGAACATACAAGCCAGAATGCCCACGAATATAATAGGCTAAGAAATACAAATGCCTTCTATAACCCTGCTGCCAGTAATACAACAGGATCAATATGGCAATTGCCTACAAATATAATAGGTGAAGGTATAAAGCCTGGATCATTGGTAGTATCACACTCTGGTGGCCAAGGCTTCAGATTGGTAGATGATGGCAATGGAAATGTTTTAAACGGAAACGGAATCCTTAGAGGAAATATATTCTATAGCTCAGGAATTATAGTTACATCAGGCCCCTTAGTTGACCTTCTTTATGCAGAAATGCAAGATGAAAATGGATCAGTTGCAGGTGGGACAAGGAATATATACTTTAAAAGTACTCTTTCAATGACGGAACACGAATACTATTGCACAATACAAGATGGAGAATTTAATCAGTCTGTTAACCCAACAATATTAAGTGGCTCAAACAATGGAGTTGCTGCGGGAGCAGAAGGAACGGGTAGCTATATACTAAGAAGTATTGCAACATCAAGTGCATTTACACCTTATATAACTACTTTAGGTTTATATAATGATAGTGGAGATCTTTGTGCAACTGGTAAGTTGGCAAGGCCATTAAAAAATTCAAATGATTATGACATAAGTGTTGTTGTAAGATTTGATGCTTAAAAAATAAAGGGAGTCACATTTTGACCAAAGCTAATACTGATAAGAAAGCACCAAAAGGCTCAGTGAAGTTCTCACTAAGTCTCTCAGCTGAGCAAAAGGCTGCAAAAACAGAAATACTAAACCACCCATTTAATTTTATTGTAGGTAAGGCAGGTAGTGGTAAGACACTATTAGCAGTACAAGTTGCCCTAGACTTATTCTTTAAGAGGCAGTGCAATAAGATAATAATTACAAGGCCTACAATTGCAACTGAAGACAATGGTTTCCTACCTGGGACCGAAAAAGAAAAGATGGAGCCTTGGTTGGTACCTATTAGATCTAATATGAGAAAGATCTACAACAAGCCAGAGATATTAGATAAGATGGAGATGGCTGAGCAAATTGAGTTAGTATCACTAGCACACTTTAGGGGTAGGACATTTGATAGCTCAATTGTTATTGTAGATGAGTTTCAAAATCTTACTAGGTCTCAATTAGCAATGGCAATTGGCAGGTTAGGTAAAGACTCAACAATGATATTTTGTGGTGATTCATACCAAATGGATCTTAAGGATAAAAACTATTCAGCATTCCACGACATGTCAAAGTTAATAAATTCAAAATATGTACACAAAACAGTTCTAACAGATAATCATAGACATGCTGCAATTGATGATCTATTGGAACTACTAAACGGTTATCACTAAGAATAAGATATGGCAAGAAAATCAAATAAAAGACAGATTGCAATAAAGAATGGTTATAAGAGTGGATTTGAATATGACACTGCATTACAACTAGAAAGCAAAAAGATAAAATTTAAGTATGAATCTGAGAAGGTAAACTTTACTGTCCCAGAGAAGAAGAGAACATACACACCGGACTTCTTTTTACCAAATGGGGTAATAATAGAAACAAAGGGTAGATGGACACTAGAGGATAGGCAAAAGCACCTACTAATAAGAGATCAGAACCCAAAATTAGATATAAGGATTGTCTTTCAGAATGAAAAGTCAAAGATAAGAAAGGGTTCAAAAACTACATATGCAGACTTCTGTACAAAACACGGAATAATGTTTGCAAGTAAGGAAATTCCTGAAGATTGGTTACAATAAGTTTAAGTATTTCACATATTTTTGTTATATTATTACTATGTCAAATTTTCGAGTAATAAGTTTATTAGAAGGTATCTTAGGTAATGGCCATGTCAATAATGATGAGGTATCATTTAAGTGTCCGTATTGCATGCACCACAAGAAAAAGCTTAGTATAAACATTATAAGTCAAAAATGGCAATGTTGGGTTTGTGGAAAGAAAGGTAGAAAGCTTTACTCGATATTCATGAAGGTTGGTGCCTCTGCAGATAAGATAAAAAAATACTACAATCTGGTTGGTGATGCAATACCAACACTAAAAAATACTGCAGAAACTGTGGTAGGCTTACCAGAAGACTTCATACCAATAATTGAAGGTAATAAAAACAGCCCAGACTTTAGAAATGCATTTAGATATATTATGAAGAGAGGCTTTAGCAAGTATGACATACTAAGGTATAACATAGGATACTGCGAGGATGGACCCTATTCTGGCATGATAGTAATTCCTAGTTATGACTCAAATGGTGAGCTTAACTACTTTACTGGAAGATCATTTTACGACACAAGCTTTAAGCATAAAAATCCTCAAGTGTCAAAAGACATTATTGGATTCGAGCTACTAATAGATTGGACTCAACCAGTGACACTAGTAGAAGGGCCAATTGATGCAATGACGGTTGACAACAATGCAATACCACTATTTGGTAAGCTTATATCTAATGAGCTAAGAAAGAAAATTATAGAGAAGAAGATTAAAATAATAAATATAGTACTAGACGATGACGCCAAAAAGGATGCAATAAGGCATGCAGAATACTTTATGGGTTGTGGCGTTGATGTTAGATTAGTAGATATGCCAGGCAAGGATCCAAACGAGCTTGGTAGAGAAAAGATAAACAAGATAATTGAGTCAACAGACTCTCTTACGTTCACAAAGATTATGGAGTATAAATTATATGAAGATTAATGTAGGGTTTGATAAGCTAGATAAGATAATGCATATAGCTGATATCCACATAAGGAACTATCAGAGGCACAGAGAATATAGACACATATTTAGAAAGTTGTATAAGGAGGTTGATAAGCTACCAGAAAATGCAATCATATATGTAGGTGGAGATATTGTACATAATAAGACGGACATATCACCTGAACTTATAGACTTAACTTCTGAGTTCTTTAAGAGGCTAGCAGATAAAAGGCACACAATTGTAATTACGGGTAATCATGATACAAACTTAAATAATAGTAGTAGGATGGACTCTCTTTCTCCAATAATAGATAACTTGAACCATCCACAATTGCACTACTTAAAGGACTCTGCTGTCTACGAGATTGCAGATACACACTTTGCTGTATTTAGTATATTTGATGACCCAGAAACATTTATAAAAGCAGACTCTTTTGATGCAAAAACAAAGATAGCACTCTTTCACGGACCAGTTAATAGCTCAACTACTGATATTGGCTTTAAGGTTTCAAATGATGATCTTAAAGTATCAATGTTTTCTGGCTATGACCTTGCACTATTAGGTGATATACACAAGCACCAATTCTTGGACAAAAAGAAAAGAATTCACTATGTAGGCTCACTAATACAGCAAAACTTTGGTGAGGCATTTAATGGTCATGGATACACACTTTGGGATGTAGAAAAGAGAAAGCATAACTTTGTTCAACTAGACAATGACTACGGATACTACACAGTAGATGTTATAGATGGCAAGCTTCCAGATATTACCAACATACCAAAGTATCCAAGGGTAAGGATAAGAACAGAAAACACTACCCAGGCAGGATTAAAGAAGGTTATAGCGCAGATAAAAAGAAAATGTAAGACATCAGACATTGTCACAATAAAGAAAGATAATATATCTAATACAGGAGAGAATCGTAAAGCTCGTTCTCTAACGAAGGATACTAGAGACGTCAATTATCAGAATAGATTGATTGATGACTATTTAACTAGAAATTTTTCAATCGAGACAGACGTCTTAAACCGAATAAAGAACATAAACAGAACGCTTAACCAAAGCCTAACAAACGTTGCTGTTTCTAGGCATATTAACTGGAAGCCAAAGCTATTTAAGTTTTCAAATATGTTTAGCTATGGTACTGATAATAGTGTAGACTTTTCAAAACCAAAAGGTGTTGTAGGCTTATTCGCAAAGAATCATATGGGTAAGTCTGCACTTTTGGATGCACTTTCATATTGTATATTTGATAAATGCTCTAGAACAAAGAGTGCAGGTGATGTTCTAAACAACCAGAGGTCTAGCTTTGATTGCTATTTTAACTTTGAAATAGATGGTGTAAATTACTTTATTGAAAGAAAAGGTAAGAGAGAAAAGAATGGACATGTCAAGGTTGTAGTTGACTTTTGGATGGATGGTGAAGGTGGTGATAGAATTTCACTAAACGGAGAGCAAAGAGTATATACAAATCAAAACATACAAGGGTATCTAGGTACATATGATGACTTTGTACTAACTGCACTATCAGTACAAAATAACAATACAGGGTTTATAGATAAGACTCAACTAGAAAAGAAAGACCTACTAGCACAATTCTTAGATATAACAGTCTTTGAGGAGCTATATCAAATAGCAAATGAAGAGATAAGAGATGTTCAGGCACTATTAAAAGACTTTAAGAAGACAGACTACTCACAAGAGTTAGTAGATGCAGAAGATGACTGTGATGCAGCAAAGCTTATTTGGGAAAAAGAAAATGTTGAGTTAAAAAATATTAAAAAGGAAATTGCAGGAGTCAATACAAAAATAAGGTCTATATCTAAGACATTAAGTAGAATAGATGACACTCTGGATATAGATCAGCTAGAATCAAGAAGAACATTTGTTGAAAAGTCAATTGAAGAACACAAAGGTAAGTTGCAAAAATATAAAAGCTATACAGATGAAAATAAAAAGTCATATAGACAAATAGCAAAAGACTTAGCCTCTATAGACTTAGACTTAGCAAAGCAAACAAAAAAGGTATATGATACTGCAGAGATAGACTATAGAAAAGTAAAGCAAAATATAGAACTTATAAAAGTATCTGTAAAAAATAAGTTAGATCTAATATCAAAGCTGGACACTCATAGGTATGATCCTAATTGTAACTTTTGCTGTGACAATGAGTTTGTTAAGTCTGCATATAAGGCAAAGGAAGATATAGTAAAACTTAAAAGTGATGTAAGAAGCCTCTTAGATGAAAAGGTATCACTAGAAAATATTATGGTTAAGAACTCAAACTTTACAGATATACAGTTGCATATAGACCTAGAAAGAGAAGTGTCAACAATAAAGCAATATCAGTCAGAAATAAAAGCAAAAACTGCAAATAGAGAATCTGACATAAACACATTAAAGTCTGACTTAAGAATAATTAACAGAGATATTAAGCGATACAATAAGAATGAACAAGCAATTGCTGACAATAAGTTAATAAATTCTGAATTGGAAGTCTTAGATCTTAAAAAAGAAAATTATGATATTGAACTTGTAGGTGCCGAAGGTGTTGTCACAAGTGCATTTAGTGATATTAAGCTAGCAGAAAATAAGATAAAATCAATAAATGACTTAATAGAAAGAGCTCATGACCTTGAAGGTAAGCAAAAGGCATATGAGTACTATCTAACTGCACTTAAGAGAGATGGAATACCTTATGATATTATAACTAATGTCCTACCATATATTCAGGCAGAGGTAAATAATATCTTATCTCAAATAGTTGAGTTCTCTATAACATTTAGTGTTGACGGAAAGAATATACTTGCAAATATAGTTTATGATGACATTAACACTTGGCCACTAGAGCTAACATCAGGTATGGAAAAGTTTATAGCTTCATTAGCTATTAGAGTTGCATTAATAAATGTGTCAAATCTACCTAGGCCAAACTTCCTAGCTGTAGATGAAGGTTTTGGAAATCTAGACTCAACAAATCTTAGTTCAATGACTACATTACTTGAATACTTAAAAACAGAATTTGACTTTATATTTATTATCTCTCACATTGACATTATGAAAGACATGAGTGATGAATCTATTGAAATAACCAAGCAGTCAGGATTCAGTAATATCATCTATTGATATTTATTATTAAAAGGAGCTATAACTATGCCAAATAGTATTGAAACAGGAATTGACATATATGGAGACAGTTTTATTGCCGCAAGGCAAAACATTGAATACTGGGATCTTTTAGGGAAGGACATTCTTATAGAAGATACTAGTGCAATGAGCGCTCAATACTTCAAAATAATACAGGCCCCTACTCAATTTGAAGGTGGCAAGAATGCTATCTTTTTATTAGGTGATGATAACTTCTTAGAAAGAGAAACTGAGATACTTATTGAGGTATTAGACTCTAATGGCGACAATGTATTTGTTGAGGTTACAGAATACGGAATAGATAGATTATGGTCTAGTTTAGATAACAATACTATTCTTGATGCAAAAGGTGGTAAGAGATGTATAGCAGTGTGGGTACAAGAGGATGCAGCTCCTGGTATAGGTAAGCTAATAGTAGCTGGTGTGGCAGCAAGAACACCAGATGGGTCACTAATACAAAATCATCCAGACCCAGATGTAGCAAAATACTACGGCGAAATAAACATTAGATGGTCAAAGGATATAGTAATAGAGCCATTTAGACCTAATAGTAGTGAGCTCATATTCTTAGACTATGACAGGACTAAGTTTAGCAACTTAGCTGATAGTAATGCATTGTCTGGATCTGTATATGAAGCAACATACTCATATAATTATATAACTAGTGACAATCTAGAGAATATGGATACACACATATACTACTCTATGTCTGCAATGTATAGCACATATCACTCTGCTATTGAATCTCTTAATGGTGGCATTAACCCTCTTGAAGGAGAGAGGATTCCAGGTTGGTTTGAGTACTATAATGGAGTTTCAAATAGAAACCAGATAAAGATAGGAGTGCAAACTGGTAGTGGTAGACAACAAGGCTATACTGAACCAAGTCCAGTACATGTATTTGGACAAGCAAATGATGCTGCAACTCACAACATATCTCAGTCACTACCTACACCATTCGCAACAAGTACTAATGCAGGCCCTGGCTCACCATATATAAATGGAGCAGGAATAAATGTGCAAGTCCAAAACCCACAAGCTCTTGCAGATGTAGGAAATGAATCTGCATACGGATTCTCTATAGATGGTAAAACAATGTGGAGGCTTATGGCATCTCACTCTTTTTGGGCTCCAAATGAGACTGGCTCAATAGGTGACTCAGTTTACTATACATTATACGCATCTGGAGAATATGGATATAGTGACTACTTAGAAGGAGGAGACACTACTTCGGGAAACTACTTCAATTTTGCAGGTGATGGAAATATACCAAACTTTCCAAATGGAGTATATGACTTTGGAAATATACCAACTTCAGATGTTACATCCTCAGCTCAAATAGATGACGGTTGGGCAGATGCTATTAAGCCAAGCTTTTACGCTGCAATAAGTAACCTAGAACCAGACTCTGGAG